TTGTCTGACGCACGTGCTGAACGAATTCGGACCGACCACGTCTTTTACGGTTCGGATGATGAGATGAAGCCGTTCGTCGACCTCCAGGTTCTACGTTCGTTTCCATCCGACTTGGCGGATCTCGACTCGGACATTCAATGGTATGAGTTTCCAGTCGTGTCACTTGAGTTGTTTGTTGAGGAGGAGGAGGAGTAGTTCACAGGTACGTCTGTAAATTCGATCCCAAGAACCTGGAACGTTCTTGGGGCCGAAGCCCGCTTTTTTTGTTTCGCATTTCGCTTGAACTAGAAGTAGACGTCTAGTTGGAGAACGCAAGACCGCCCATGCCAGACTGGATACGCAGGATGTTGTAGTTCACTGCGAACAGCTTCTGCAGAGTTGCCTGGTTGTTGGACTTCATCTGCACGGACACCTGGGCGTTGTCAATGCGAGAGAAGTTGCACGTGCCGGTTGGCTGGTGCTCCTCGGGCTGCAGAGCGAAGGAGTACACGTAGATGCCGGGGTAGGGGGTGCCGGTGTGGTGGTAGAACGGCTGGACCTGGTTGAAGTAGTTGCCGTACTGCTCCTTGAAGCGGTCCTGACCGTTCAGGATCACCTTGAACAGGTGCAGAGGGCCAACCTCCACGCCTGGGACGGCGGCAGTGCTCAGCATCTGTGTGCCCTGCTCGATCCAGTAGGCGTTGCCGGTGAAGCCGGAGGCGGTGCCCAGACCCAGTGAAACACCAGTGACACCAGTCGTGGAGATCAGCTGGGGCACACCGGTCGTGTTGGGCATGACGTAGTTGTTGGAGGCCTGCAGGGTAATCACGTTGGAGCTCACGTTCACGTTGCCAGTGGCAGTGCAGAAGTTCCACATGGCGTTCAGCTGGGCCGTGGCGCTGGCGCCCGGGTTGGTGTAGCACCATACCAGCTCCTTCACTGGGTGGTTGAAGGACAGGCGGATGAGCTGTACGGAGCCCTCAGTGCCGGTCGTGGACAGCTGGTCACCGCCGGTGTGCTGCACCTGCTCAATCAGGTACTCGTGGCCCTTCTGGGCGAAGCGGCGACGCTCCTCAGTGTCCAGGTACACGTAGTTGGCCCACACCTCGAAGGCGTTGTTCGTGCCGAAGTAGCTGGCGTAGTAGGCGGTCAGGTCGAAGTCCAGGCGCACCTCGTGGTACTGCAGTGCGATCAGGGGCAGGTACAGACCGGGGTTACGGTTGAAGAAGAACAGCAGGGGCAGGTATACCTTGGAGACGGACAGAGGAGGGGTGGTGGTGTTGCCGACCAGGGGGTTAGCCATGGTCGTCATCTTGCCCCAGGCGTACTTGTCGGACTCGTTCAGGAACACCTCGGCGTACAGGCGCCACCAGGTCTGGTAGTGCTTGTCGATGCGCTGGCCACCGATGGTCAGCTCAACGGCGGCAATGGCACGCTCAGCCACCCAGTTGGTGTCGAACACGGCGTTGTTGGACGTCAGAATGTTCGACGTGGGGGTCAGAGCCACGTGCATGTTGCCGACCAGGTCGCCGTTGCGGGCAATGGTCACGGACACGCGGCCGCTGCTGCTGGGGGAGCCGTTTGTCGTCTGCTGGATCAGCTCCATCGCAAAGTTCGTGTGGCGCTTGTACACCGCCTGGAAGAAAGTCACCTTGGGGTTACCGGTCAGGTAAACGTCCTGAGCGCCGTAAGCAACCAGTTGCATCAACCCACCTGCCATGTTTGTACTATACACCAAGAAAATAATTCAGACGACAATCTTCCATTTAAACCCACCTGCTGACCGACCCTTGCCTTTACAACACTTACTTATACGACCAGTTGTAGCACCTGACTTTTCTGATGCTTCCCGTATAGTGCCATACTCGGCAATCAAAGTCGTCAAGTCGAAGGACCACTGCTGGATCTTTGTGAACCTCAATGGCTCGTTCGTCTGAACATCCTCCTCCTGGGCAAACTTCCAGTGAAACCCTCCCGCCGTCTTTCGTTCTCCTTTACACACTTTACATATATGACTCCCGTCTGCACCCGTTTCATGAGACGCCTCCTCTATCGATCCGAACACCCTGATGATTTCGGTCCCGTCCCTGGACCATTGCTGGACCTCCTTACGGTTAGCGTCCCGGAGGAGGTCCTTCGCCTCGTCCTGGTGATGCTTGCCAAACATAGCATGTTGTTCACCTGAGCGCACTGAGCTCATCAGCTCCTTCGTACCCTCATGAAGCACCTTGTTCCTGTTCCCACCCGTCTCGTTGTTGTATCCCCCTGGCGACAAGGTCCCACGCTGAGAAATCTCCCGAATCTCGAGTTCGTCCAGGCGCTCCTGCCAGTTTCCTTCCCTGGAAAAGTTGTGTAATATTTCTATCGTAAACTGGTCCCATCCATATTTACGGATGGCGTTGTACAAGTGACGTTTTCGGCCATTCTTCACGTCAGACATGTGTCCGTTCAGGCGAACCTGAAAATCCTCGTGCGCCGTCTGACCTATGTATTCCTTGTATGGTTCGAGCTTACACTTTATGGAGTATACAAAGGGCATGCACTACTGAAAATAGCACATAAATGTTTAGTTGCGTCCAGGCGGGATAAACATTTTTGTCCCTGTACTATAAATGGCTGACCATGACGAGAACCCTGACATTGACCTGGATGCTGAGGGCGAGGATGAGTTCGACGAGATGATGGATCCCATGGAGGCTCTTGCCAACTTCCTGGCGACCGACGACGGCGAGACGATCGCCACCTCCCTGGCTGGCCTGAAGGACACCGCCGCGCTGATTGCCAAACACATGGAGAAGCAGAACCTCATCCTGGTGAAGATGCTGTCTGCCATGAGCGCCATGAAAAGCTGCGAGTGCAAGGCGGTCGCTCCGGTGCACATTGCCGCGCCTGCTTGAAAATGTCGCATGCACGGGATCTGTCCCCTTAAAAAAATATAACGCTCTTGTACTATGATGGTCCCGGCTGACGTTCACACACTCGACCGGGACCAACCAGCAGAACATGCGCACGAAATTCGCATGGAAGTCATGCGTTCTGAGGTGTCAAGTCTCATCCCAGAACGTCTCGAACATTTCATCGGTCAACTCGAGGAAAAGATGGGTCTTAATGTTAAATATGATAGAGGTCATGCACTCACGTATGGATTTAAGCAATTTTTCCGGGATGACGAGCTGGACCCGACCGGTATGCCCCAGAATGTAGACCTGGAGCGGATTCAGGATCAGAAGCGTCGCCTGGTGAACCTCTTCTCCGAGCTGTATCACCGTTCGAGCGAACTGGGAATCAAGGATAAATCTTCAACGGATGCCAACGGTGATGAGTTTCGCATTGCGCACCGCCTGATGCGACTCATCGAAACAGCCGACGACGCCTATGAAATCATTTTCCGGTACGTCCGGTCATTTGAAAGAATCAACAGCCCGACAATCGCACCGATGGCTGGTGATATGGATTCGTCGCTTTTCCGTTGCAAGACTATGGACTCCCCAGACGAGGAGGATGACGCCAGCCCGTACCAGCGGCTGCTACTGTACCTCCTGAACAAGACGTATACCCAAAAAATGAAGCGGTACAAGGGACAATGCTGTAAGCAGATTGAGACGACGGATGGACACCTGACCCGGGCGTGGAAGCCAGTCATGGAAATCAAGGAGTTTGTGTATTTCTACACGCAAAAGGAGGACAAGTACGATATGTGGCGTAACCTGACGAGTAAGGGTGGTATCGTCCGGGACACGGTGACTCACCTGTCGATGTGTCGCGACATTCAGTTTCCCGAGATTCAGAAGAATCGAACTGTGTGGTCATTCACGAACGGCATCTACGTGGGCAAGGAGTGGTCTGACGATGGTTACACGTCCAAGTTTTACCCGTATGGGTCAGTTGAAATCTCAAACCTGGACCCGACGGTTGTGAGCTGCAAGTTTTTCGACCAGGAGTTTCCTCAAGAGAATATGGCGACAGAGGCGTGGCAGGATATCAAGACGCCTGTGATTCAGTCAGTCATGGAGTACCAGCGTTTTTCAAAGGAGGTGATGGAATGGATGTATGTATTCATCGGGCGTCTGTGCTTTGACACGAATGACCAGGATGCTTGGCAGGTGATTCCCTTTCTCAAGGGTATCGCCGGATCCGGTAAGTCAACAATCATCACCAAGGTGTGTAAGCGGTTCTACGACTCGGAGGATGTTCGTACGCTCTCAAACAACATTGAGAAGAAGTTTGGTCTCTGGTCCATCCATGATGGGTTCATGTTCATCAGTCCAGAGGTCAAGGGTGACTTGGCGCTCGAGCAGGCGGAGTTTCAGTCGATGGTTTCGGGTGAGGATGTGTCCATCGCACGCAAGAATGAAAAGGCGTTGTCTATGACGTGGAACGTGCCTGGCATTCTCGGTGGTAACGAGGTGCCCAGCTACCGTGACAACTCAGGGTCGGTGCTTCGTCGTCTCGTGACGTGGAACTTTGCACGTCAAGTTGCTGCGCCTGATCCACAGCTCGACGGAAAGCTCGATGCGGAGATTCCGACGATTCTGTGCAAGTGCGTTCGGGCGTATCTGGATTACTCACGCAAGTACTCGAAGAAGGATATTTGGGGCGTCTTGCCGCCGTACTTCAAGTCTGTGCAGGCCCAGGTGGCGACAGTCACCAACCCGCTGCAGCACTTTTTGGCGAGCGACAAACTGGTGTACGGCCCGGACAAGTACATTCCACAGAAGCTGTTTGTCCAGATTTTCAACCAACATTGTCAAGAGAATGTGCTTGGTCGCTGCAGATTCAACGAAGACATTTACGCGGGTCCGTTTTCGTCTCGAGAAATTGATGTCCGGAGCGGCTCAATGACCTACCGAGGCAAGGCGTATGCAAATCAAAAGTTTGTCCACGGAATCGACGCACTCGAGGAGAACTGTCTGGGTGCGGATTTTGACGTCTAGGACCTTTCCGCCGAAGGTGGAAAGTCTGCCGAAGGCGGCGGACAACGGGCACGGTGTGCCCCTTGGATTGAGGGTCTAAACAAAACGCAACACTCTACTGTAATGGAAACAATGACTGCTCTGTTCAGTGCATGGGAGAACACAATCGAGCAGTATAAGAACCAGCCGAATATCGAGATTGAGATTCGGATGGGCAAGGTGAATCGTGGTAAGTTTGATACGAATGTCGGTCAGGCTACGTTTGAAAAGGTGCTTCGCCGCCTTCGGAAGTACGACGGGTGGGAATCAACAAACGAGAGTCAGTCGACCGTGTATATCGATACTGCGGCTGGAAAGCGTGTCGTCATGAACGATCTGACTGATGATATGGAGTCGTGTGTCATCAAGAAGCGGGTCCTAGTGAATGACCAGGTGCTCGACGGGTTCCCGGGTGACG